CATATAAGCAAAAGAATTAATATCTATATTCTGACCTATTAAATTATTCCAATCATTATTAATATTAATAATACTAGTTAATTTTAATGTTAATTTAGGTTTATTCATTTTTCTAGAATAAATAGGTAAAATTGGATTAAAATTATCAAGAAATGTTATAATATCGCATTGTACAACTGAATCAGAATCTAAATAAATTAGTTTTTTATATTTAAAATATTCTGAAGCTAGTAATCTACTAAAATTACTTAAATTTAATAAATGATTCCCTCCAGAATAACATTTGGAATCAGTAATACAATTATCTAATATATTAATATTTATTAAAACTAAATTATAATTAATTTCTAAATTTATATTATTTTTATATTCTGTCATTAAATCTATAAAATAATTATTACACTCAATTGGTATTATAAAATTGAAAAATAATTTATTTATTTTTTTTGAATTAATAATAACAGAATGTAAACAAGAAAATAAACCTACAAAATAATCACTATCACTGCATAACAATATATTAATTAAGTCATTGTCAATCTTAGATTTCATATGATTTTTATTAATTTGAATATTTTTAATCTTGAAATAATCATCGTTCTCTAATTTAGGTTTTATACAAAATGAATTATTTTTGAATTTATAATTTAATATAGTTTTTCCATTTTTTAAAATATATTCATTATCATCAATAATTAATTTATTATTTTTTGAATCTGAATCAATATCGATTAATATAAAATAATTTACATTTTTCTCAACTTTGAAAATAAAAGTATTAGTTTTGTATAAACTTATAAAATTATTATAAAAATCTATTGCATAATTATTTAATTCTAATTTTTTTACTCTATTAAAATTATCTTCTATATTTACTTTACAATCTTTATATGTTAAAAAGTTATTTATATCATAAATTGATTCATTTCCTAATAAAAATTTTGCTACCCCTACATCCGTTGATATAATATTAGTTCTGGAAGCTGCTGCTTCAAAAATTGATCTAGGACCACCTTCACATCTAGAACTAACTAAATAAAGATCTAAACAATTATATAATTCATTTATTACTTTTAAATCAACCATTTCATAATAATAATATTTTATACCTAATTTATCTAATTGATTCATAATATATTGTCTTCTAATACCGCCCAATACAACCTCTACATTTTTACCATTTTTCTTCATATCTTTAATAACCTTAATAAAAATATCAGGACCTTTTGATAATTTAGGATAATACTCAAATTTATCTAATTTATTTATAACATTTGTCCAACTAGGTGCATCTTTCTCACAATGGTTACATCTTATATTAATTTTTTTTTCATCTCTATTACATTTTAAACAATAAGGACATCTCCAATACTTTCTACCCTCTGTGTCTTTTTGAAAAGATCCAACTAAATATGCTTTTTCATTAATATTATATTTTTCTCTTAATCCTTTTTTATTATTAATATTAAAAAAATTAGATGAATTAACCCATAGAGGGATTAATTTAATTGGGATACCATGATCTAATTTATTTAAAAAAGTTAATGTTGACTCACATAATACATGATACATATTTGTGTATTCTTTTGTAAAATGAAATATTTTATCATGTTCCCCTAATTTAAATTTTTCATTATCAATATGATGAATTGTAGAAATAACATACTTTTCTTTTAAAAACTCTCTCCAAACACTTATATCTTTAAATTGAGAAGGTACTTTCCTATAATTCCATGGAGCTAAATACCAAATTATATTAGCCTCTAATATGTTTGTAGTTGTATTTGCTTTAAAATAATCTGAAAATTCTTCCTTTAATACATCACATATCCATTTTTTCTTAAATTCTGGATGCGTTAAAGGAATATCATCCGATATAATATATATTTTTAAATTACTCATTATAAAAAAATATATAATTATATATTAATTGAAACGTAATTTAAAATATAATCTATATTAATATAATGCCTACAAATTCAAGTGGTAAAACATTTAATGGAATATATATTGATACTATATATATTGATAATAATTCGGATACAACAATGGGTAATACAGATGGTTATAATGATACAACTGATAGTAATATGTTAAATGGTGTTACAAATAATGAATCTAATATATCTAAAACCCATGGTTCCAAATGGATTGTAGAAATTACTAATGGTTCCGGTAGTAGTATTGATTTTTCAAGTAATAATTTAGAATTGAATACATGTGCTAATTATTTAAATTCATCTGGTGGTACTAATGATAGAGATACAAGATATTATTTAAAAAGTGGTACTTTATCTGCAGGAGCGAGTATTTATTTCGGTTTTGGTAATGATTCTGGAACAGCTAGCGGTATTCTAAGTTTAGCAAGCGGTCAATCCAATTATACTATTGCAACTAAATCTAGTGGTTCATTTGGTGCATTAGATGGATTATTAATACCAGCTTTAGATACAGATCAAACTACTATTTTAAAGTATAGATTATTACCAGATCAAATTATTTCTAATAAAAATTATGTAGTTACAAGATTTAGATTATTTTTAAATAATTCAGAAATTGATGTATTAGGATCAAGTGCTGAAGCAGAAGATGATTTTGGAGATATTTCTAATTTTACTAATTCTTTCAAAAGATATTTATTATATTCTACTGGTAACAATAATTCTGGAAGTTCTAATAATTTATCCTCTGGTTATATATCAAGAAATCCTACAGTTACAGGAACTTCAGCCCCTACTACTACATATGCAGAATCTGATTGGATTAATAGAAGTGCAGACAGTTGTCAATCTCCTGATTATTATTTGATTACTCATGCTTCTGTTTCAGACGGTACTGCAAAAACATATAATGGATTATATATAGATACAATTTACATTGATAATAATTCTGCTACAACTATGGGTAATTCTGATGGATATAATGATACTACAAATGGAAACTTATTAAATGGAATCACTGGTACTGTTTCTGATATATCTCTAACACATGGTTCTAGATGGGTAATTCAAGTAACAAATGGATCAGGTAGCACTCATGATTTTTCTACTACTATTGCTGCATTAAGAGCATGTGGAAATGCTTTAAATACTTCACAAGGAGTAAGTGAAAAAGATACACTTTTTTTTGTAAAATCAGGAACGTTATCAAATGGAGCTAGTATGTATTTTGGATGGGGAAATGATTCTGGATCTGCTAGTGGAGTATTAGGATTAGCATCAGGAGTTTCAAATATAACATTAGCGAGTAATAGTGGAGGTTCATTTGGATCATTAGATGGATTATTAATACCAGCATTAGCATCAAATCAATCGACAGTTCTCAAATATTTATTATTACCTGATCAAATAATAAATGATAATATTCATGTTTCAACTAGATTTAGATTTATTACAGCTGGATCAACTAATGATCATTTAGGAGACAGTGCAACTACTTCATCAGGAAGTGAAGTTACTAATTTTAATAATTCTATTAAAAGGTATCTTCTATTTACAACTGGAAATAATAATAGTGGCACAAGTAGAAATGTTTCTGTTGGAACAATTAATAGAGATTCATCAGTTACATCAACAAATGCACCTACAGAAACTTATGCTGAATCAGATTGGGAATACAAATGTACAGGAAGTTCTAGTTCAAGTAATTTTTTAGTTGGAACAGCTGTTGGTGATCCTCACATAACAACTTTAAGTGGAGAAAATTATAAATTTGATTATTTAGGAGCATTTAGATTATTTGATAATAATGAAAAATTAGAAAATAGAATAATAATAAATGGATTATCTGAGTTAGGAGAAGGGATCAAGTGGAAAGATAATCAATATATTACAAAGATATTTATATTTCACAGAGGAAATTTTGCAATAATTAAAACTGGAAATAGAGGAGAAAAAGCTAAAATAGAAACAAATAATGGATTAGAAATAATAGAAAATGAATTAAATTTTGATTACAAAGCAAAAGTATATTGTCATGATTGTACAAGAAATATAAATCATAATGATTTTAAAAAAATATATAAACACAAAATAAAAAATAAACATAAAATTCCTTACTCAGTTAGAAATGAATTACTTATTAGATTAAAAATTACTAATGAACCTGATATTATAATAAATATTTCTAATGTAAATGAATATAATTTACAACCTTGTAGAATTAAAATATTAGAAAATTCATATATAAGTAAAAATTATAATAAATTCTCTGGATGTATTGTTGATAGAAAATATTCTTTAACTGCACCATTACGTAATATTAAATCAATTAGGAATATAGAGGAACCAACAAATAATCAATTAATAAAAATGCCTAAATTAGAAAGAAGACCTGAATTAATAGATATTAAATTTAAGTAATACAATTATCATAAAAATTTTTATATTCTTTCATTGAATCAACTAAAATTTTACAATATTTTTCTGTAGTAAAATTTTGAGCCCATTGTTTTGCCAAAATCATTTTTCTTTTCATTTCCTTTTTATTATCTAAAGTTTTACAAATAATATTTAATATTTTGTCATCAGACATAGTATTATCTACAACAATAACAAATTTACTTAATCGTTCTTTATCTTCAAATGGTAAATCTCCTAGAACCAATGATCCACACATTGATATTTCAACATATTTACCTAATCTATAATTGTATTTAGATGTGCCACCAATACATAAATAACATTTATTTATATTTTTAGAATAATCAATTAACGCAGTATCCTGAAAAGATAAATCATTATTATAACCAGGATGATTATGTTCATATATTTTATATTTTTTTAATCTAGTATTTTTATTATTATAAATTAAATTAAATAATCTGTACCTGAGGGGATAATGTTTTACAGTACTTTTACCAGCTAATAAAATATCAAATTCTCTTTCTTTGCCATAATCATAAAATATATTAGGATTAGCATGATGAGGATTATATACAAATCTTCTTTTAATATCATTTTTATAAATATTTTTATATTTTAAAAAATCATTATAATGATGGCATATAACTAAATCACTATTAGAATTATTTATTTCATTTTTAGTCCATTTCTCATCCCACATCTCATTATATCTAATACATTTTAAAAATTTAATTTTTTTGAATGTTTTTTTATTAATATTATTACATTTATCTAATGGCTTATATAATATAACAAAATCAAAATTAATATTCATATTATTGATATTATTTTCCATTGACACAGAATTATCATAATTATACCATCCTGGTCCAGTTAAGTATAAACTAATATTATTATACTCAAATAATTTCAATATACTATGGAATCTAACACGAGACATTTTTCTAATAAAATAATCTATATTTATAAAATATAATACTTTAAATATACTTTTATATTTTCTTTCTTTTAATGAAATAATCAAATTTCTTTTTTCTAATAAATCATTTATATAAATATTAATTATATTTAATGATTCTGTATCATTTAATTTTAATAAACTTTTACTTTTATATAAATTTGAAAATAATTTTATATCATATTTTTTATTATTATTTATTATAATAAAATCATCATCTTTATCGTTATTTAAATTATTTTTATAATTAATAATTTTAGAATCAACAATAATGTCATCAATACCTATTCTCTTACACCCACAAAATCTACTTTCAACATAAACATTACTACATGATTCATAAAAACTATCTTGGACTAAATATTTTATATCCTTATAATATTTATAAATAGAATTATTATTAATTAGCTCAATAGTTCTTATTTTAGATCCAATATATTTTCTAGAATTAGATCCAATAAAAATTTTTTTTCGATTATTCATTTTTAGTTTATTAACAATATTATCTAAATTTTTTACTTTTCTATTAAAATTAGATACAATTACTCCATATTCATACTTTCTATTTTCAAAATTAGGATCAATATTTATTAATTTATTGTAATAAGAAATATAATTAAAAAATAATATATTCACATCCAAATTATAAAATTTTTTCAAAATATTTCTGGTATGGTCACTTGCACAAAAGGATTTTGTACTCATTCTAATAGTTCTTAAAATATTTTTATGAATATATTTGTCCATTTCATTTTTATCAACAATTTCATCATAATATTTATCTAAATTAGGCTTAAAAATTCCAGGAATTAAAAAATAAACGGGACATTTAAAATAATTAACAATATTTATTTCAATAAAATTTCTTAAAATAATTAAATCTGGATTAAAATATAAAAATTTAACTATATCACTTATATTATTTATTATAAAAATATTATCACCAAAATTAGCATTTACTTCTTCTTTTGTGTAAAATACTCCAATTACTTCTTTTTTTAATTTTTTGTAATAATTTATTAATTTTATTGTATTTGTTGCTGCACCACCATATCCAGGATAATCAGTACAAAAAAACAAAATTTTTTTACAATTATTAATTGATTTGTTAAATATATCTATATTTCTATACCTTATTCTTAATTCAACATCATCTACATTTTCCCAAAACAAACAATTTTTTTCACTACCATTATGAACAACAGGTATGTTCATTGCATTCATTTCTTGAACAGTATTTGCATTACCATCATTTTCTGTTAATCTTAACCCAATAAAACAATCACTATAAACTGATGGCATTTCTTCATATTTCTTATTTATTTCATTACTAAAAATATATTCAAACTCTGGTATTCTTTTCATTACTTCTTTATAAATTTTTTCACCATAAATTTCTTCACGTCCTTTTTGATTTCCATTATAAATATAAATTTTATCACCAATTTTATCAACAGGAGTGAATAAATTTAAATCGACTAAATTAAAATAAATTAATTGTGAATCAAAACCTAATTCGGTTAATCTTTTTTTTATATTAAGAGAAATAGCAAAATGATGATCTATTTTTATCTCCTTTATAACTTTTATTAGCAAATTATGATTTTTTTGATTTTTATCAGCATCTGAACCTCCCCATAAAACGAATTTTTTACCCTTGTGATTTGATAATTTATAAATATCATCACTATTATATAATCCAAAAAATAAACAGGGTTCATTTATATTATTATAATCAATTAAATTATATTTTGATTTGATTCTTTTTGAAAATATAGACAAACTATCAGAAACATAAATTTGTTTAATATTGAAAAAATAATTTTTATTAGTTAAATATGGATCTTTATATTTTTTATTATTAACTAATAAATCATTTTTAAACAATCTTATATCAAATTTGTTAAATGTCTTTAATATTTTAGTTTGTCGTAGACTAAAATATTTCTTGTATCTCATTGGATGTAAAAAAAATAAATCATCAGATGCAAAAATATTGTTAAAATATAAATTATTTATATCAAAAATAAAATTAGATAAATTTATTTTTCTTAAATCTATAATAAATGCACCTAAAGAATATATTTTATCAAATACTTTTAAATTTGTATTATTATCTAATCCTAATTGTAAAATTGTAAAATCATTAATTAAATTTAATTTACTAAATAATAATTTAAAATTTTTATTAACATACATATTTTTATTTAAAATCATTATATATTTTTTATATTCTACTAATCTTATAAAATCAAATATACTTTCAAAAATTTTATTTATATTTTTTAAATTACCATTAATGTTATAATTAAATCTTACAGTTCTTATATCATTGTTTGACCATATAATTATATCATCTAAAAAATTATTTATCATGTTATATTAAAAAATATATTTATTTAAAATTTTAATCGAAATATAATTAAATAAAAAATTATATATATTAATATATATACTAAATGGAAACAATAGTTTACAATATTGACTCGAGAAATCGTGATAAAACTTTATATCCATTAGAAACTGAATTTACTTACGATTTAGATGATAATATTAAAAATATTTCTTCAATTGAATTATCAAGTGCTGAATTCGGAAATACATCTTATGTTTTTAGTTCAGCTAAAGATAATAATTATTACAAACTAAAATTAAGTACTGATACTGATTATAAAACAATTACAATTCCAGATGGCAACTATAAAAGTAGTGAAATTATTACACAATTAAATACATTAACAAAAGAAGAATTTGCTACAGGTATAGAATTTTCTTTAAATACAAATACAGGTAAAACAACAATTACATGTACTAATAGTTTTGATATAGATTTTTCAAATACAGGTACTACAAATTATAAGAAATTTTCAGAAATATTAGGATTTAGTAGAGACATTACTACGTTTACTATTGCTGGATCATCAACAGAATCATTAAAAAAAGTTAGTACTAATATAATGAATGTAATAGGTGAACACTATTATCTTTTAAAAATTAATGATTTAGGACATGTATATCATAAAAACAAAAGATATTTCTCCAAGATAATCATCAATGCTCCTAAATATGAAGTAGTTTATGAAACTAGAAATAGATATGTATCAAAAAAAGTCGAATTTAAACAACCTACAAATATAAGAAGATTAGAAATACAATTACTAGATACATTTGGAAACACTATAGATACAAATGGTATAAATCATTTTTCATTTTCTTTGGAATTCAAAGTAATTAGAAATGAAACTTTAAAAAGATATAAAATGAATCCACATTATTCAAAAGAAGTACAAAAAGCTGTTTTATATGATAAAATGCTTGAATACTTTAATAAAAAATTAGGTAATAATAATACAAATGGTATACAAGTTACTTATTTAAAACTTTTAAAAAATGATTATAATTAACTTAAAAAAAATATAATTATAATTATAATGAAAATCACACTTCTATTATTACTAAAAACAGGAAAAGATATATATATGGCTACTTCTATATTGTTACCTTCCATTGTTAAATATTTCAAATTAGAAGATATAGAAGAATTGATAATAATTATAAAAAATAATGAGGAAAAATTACTAAATTTAAGATTAAAACAATTTAATGAAAATATAAGTAATTCTTTAAAAATCAATGTAATTAAAGAAACTAAAATATTAAATATGTTAGATATTCCAAAAAACACTTATTATCTCCAAATGTATATAAAATTACTATGTTATAAAATAATAAAAACTAGTCATTATCTTACATTAGATTCAGATGTATTATTTATAAATGATACAAATATCAATGATTATCTAAAAATAATTGATACAGAAAATATTAAATCTCATTTTTATAAAATTAAAAAATTTGATATATGGATGAAAAGATCAATCGAATATTTAAAATTAGAAAATAAACCTAATTATTGTATCAATCAAACACCATTTGTTTTAGATAAATCATTAGTAGAAAGAATGTTTAATGATATTAATGTTAGAGATGCTATATTAAATAAGCAATGTTCTGAATATACTTTATATCATGCATATCTTATAAAAAGTAGTTTATTCGAAAAAAACTATGAATTTTATAGATTTTCTAATTTTTCAATCAATTTTATATTGAGTAGATTATCAAATGAACAAATAAAAAAATATCTTTTGATACTAAAACAACAAAAAAAACCAGTAACAATAATACAATCTAGAATAAATATTCATAAAAGATTATCTGATACGATTAAATCTGTAGTTCCAAATAGTTATTTTACTAAAAAGAAAATTGCAGTATTAACATGTATATCTAATGATAAATATTATCAAAGATATAAAAATGCAATTGAAATAAAAAAAAATTATTGTAAATATCATAATTATCAATTTATTTTATATAAATTAGATAATACATATAAACACAAAATAAAAAAAGGATGGATGAAGATTTACAAATTATTAGAAATAATAAAAAATTATGATTATGTATTTACAAGTGATGCTGATGTTATTATTACAAACAGAGATATTAGATTAGAAGATATAATATTTGAATTTATGAAAGAAAATCATAATTTATTGATAACTAGTGATTTTAATAGTATAAATAGTGGTAATATGATCTGGAAAAATTGTACAAAATCAATAATTCTTTTGAATGAAATTTTAAAAATTGGTGATAATAAAATTAGATATTCAATTAATAGACCATATTCACCAAAAGGAATTTATGAACAACCGACATTAATATATTTAATAAATAAATATACTGATACATTTGAATCAACTAAAATTATACCTCAATTTATTATGAATAGTTATTGTAAAATATCTCAAAATTTACGACAACCTAATATAATTCCTATGATTAATAATTATCATAACAGAACAAATTGGAAAGATGGAGATTTTTTAATTCATTTAGCAGGTTTAAATTACTTTAATAATGATGGTAATTTTACTTATAATATAAATAATATGATTGAAAGATTTGTAAAAAGATATTATATGAATATATCAATTAAAGAAGGTAAAGATTATATGAAAATAAAATAAATGTTGAAATAAGATTTAATTAAAATTTTTATCTATTTATTTAATGTCTACAATCAATTCATTAATTAGAAAATTATCTTTATTACCAAATAATTTATTAATAACTAATACTTTGTATAGAGAAATATTAGACTGTTATCATGGATATGATTATATTAAATTATGTCAAAAAATAGAAAAAGAAAATATAGAAAGAGATAAAAACATTAATAGATATATATTATATGATAATTCAGTTACAAATAATCTAAACTGGTCCTTATCCATATCAATCATAAAACCAAATAATAAAATATATCCATTAGATCATTCTCATATTAAATTATTGAAAGGTAAATTAAATTGTGAAAGTAAATCACTTAAATTTAAATTAAACAAAGGTAGTATAACTATACCAAAAACACATAGTATAGAAAACAAAGGTAATGAAGATTTGATATATTTGTCACTACATAATTGTTACAAATTTAATACACCATTACTTTAAAATTAAAATATAAAAATAAATTTTAAAAAAAATCTATGTTATAATATAATGTCTAAAATTTATATAAGAAAAATAAAACAATATGTTGGTAAAAAACAAACAGGTGGATCTAGTAATTCTAGAATTGAAGATAAATGACCTGATAATTTTAAATCTTTTAGTGTCGCAAGAATACATGATCCAACTGATCTAGTACTAGAAGTAGGTCAAAAATATGTTTTTGTGAGATATCTAGTAAATGAAAATAGACCAGGATTAATGCCATTTAATCTTAATTATGAATATGAAGAATTACAATATTTAGGTCAAAAACAAAATAGAGTATATTCTGATTTGAATGATCAACGATTTGATAAAAGAAGAGATAAAATAGAAAGACAATTAGCCCCTCAACCTGATGGTACTAATATTGAATTTCAAAAACAACATGCTTTTAGAAGATTAAATGGTACAGGTGAAGTATTAATGTTATTAGATCATCAAGTATTAGATCAAATTGTTTTTTAATATCAATTAATTAATTATATAAAGATATTTAAAATATTATTACCTTTATATAAAAATGTGTAAGAAAGTTAAATTAAAAAGATACTTTTTACCATTAACTGGATTATTAGGATTAGTCTGGATTGAAGAAATTCATAATTACACATACTTTCCTTTAGTTGTAGGATTTGTTTCCTTTATATTTTTTTGGAATTTTCCTTATTTTGTTTATAGAACTATTTCAAAACCTTTATATCTAGAAGATTTATTTATAGATGAAAATAAATTACCTTGTTATGATGTTGATTTAAAAATAAAAAAAAGATTCAAAACTATTTTAAAATGGACACTTATATTTACAAATACTTTGTTAGTAAGTGCTTTATCAGATTATTATTTATATAAAACAACTGATTTAAAAAATAATACATTTCAAATTCTTGGTGTAACTGGAGGTTTGATTAAATTATTTGAAATGATAAATAATATAATTTGTAAATATATTTTAAAAATAATGAGATATTTTATTAAAAAAGAAAATGAAAAGATCAAAAAATTAAAAATAGAACAAAATACTAGAATGTTTATGGAATTAAAAGAAATGAATTTAGAAGATGGTTTTAGAAATAGTTTGGATTTAGAAATTCCTGATATTAAAAGACCTAATTCTAGACAAAGATTAAATACTATGTAATATGTTTAATTATAAATAGATAATATATTTATAATTAATGATAGATTTATCTTTTTGTATAACTTGTATGAACAGAATTGGTCAAATTAAACAAACATTAAAAAAAAATTTAGACGATAATAAAAAATCAAAATATAATATTGAATTTATTTTAGTAGATTTCGATTCTAAAGATGGTCTGAAAGAATATATTATTAATAATTTTAAAAAAGAAATTGATTCTGATTATTTAAAATTTTACTTTACTGATCAACTAATTTATTGGCATTCACCTATAGCTAAAAATACTTCACACAAACTAGCTAATGGAAAATATATAGTTAACTTAGATTGTGATAATTTTACAGGTGAATTTGGTGGTGATTGGGTAATTGAACAATTTAAAATATATGGAGATAATATAATTTTACATCAATCATTAAATATATATGGTAGTGGTACCATGGGTAGAATAGGATTGACTAAAGATAATTTTATGAAATTAGGTGGTTATGATCAAGGATTAAAACCAATGAGTCATCAAGATGGTGATTTAATATTAAGAGCTAAAGCAATTGGACTAGAATATAAAAATTTAAATAATATAAATTTTGTAAAAGCTATAAAAAATGATAAAAAAAAATCATTAGAAAATTGTTATGGTAAAATTAATTATAATAATCTTATGAAATTAAATATGATGTATTCAAAATTTAGTATTTTAAGTGGACAATTAGTAGCAAATAATCATTTTAAAGATCTACAGATAGGCGTATTAAAAAATATTAATAAGATTAAATAAAAAAAAAAATATATATATTATTAAAATGAATAATGATTTATGTGTAGATTGTATATATAAAAAATTTGATTATATATTTTATCAAGAAAACAACAAAGATTTAAATAATTTTAAAAATAAAGAAGAATTATGGAATCATTATAGAAAATATGGTATTAAAGAAAATAGAAAAATTAATAAAAATAATAATATAAATTGTGAATGTATAAATATATGTTATAATTGTAAATATAAAAATTTTAATTGGATTTTTTACAAAAATAAATATAGTGATTTGAATATTTTAAAAAATAAAGATGAATGTTGGGAGCATTACATAAACTTTGGTGAAAATGAAAATAGATTAATAAATGAAAATATTAAATATAACTGTGATTGTAATATTAAAAAAAACTTAATTTATTCAGAATTTTATTTTAATACTAATGAAAATTATTTAAAAGATTTAATTATTAATTATCATTGTTATAATAGAAATTACTTTTCATTTGATGATATTGGATTACTACCAGAAGGATTACATCATAAAAAATTAAAATCTGATATTCATATTACATTTACATTCCCTAAATTAAAAAAAGATAAAAAAATTATTGATTTACTTTTATTTAAATATTCTAAATTTGATTGTAATATTTTTGTACATTATAGAAAGAATGAAGGTGCTGATCCAAAAACAATATTTACAACACTAGATTTTTGTAGGAAAAATAAAATAAAATACAAATGGTTTTATCATATACATACAAAAACAATAAAATCTGTAAGAATAGAAAATATAGTTTTTTATAATTCATTTGAAAATGTTTATAATTTAATCGATAAATTACAAATAAATACTGATTTTAGTTTATTTGGAAATAGGATACATTTTTACAATTTAAATAATGAAATTATAAATAATAATTGTCTATTTAATAACTTTAACAATTTTCTAAATTTAATAGAATCTAAAATAAAATTTAATTATAATAATAGTAAATATTTTTTTGGAGGTAATATTTGGATTGGTAATTTTAATTATTTAAATAATATAATTGACAATATTAATTTAAATAAGTTATTAAATTTAATGAAAGAACCAAATAATCATGTTGATTTATTATGGATTAATTTAATGTTAAATTCTAACTCACATAATTTAAATCAAGAACTTATAAAAAAAGCATATAATAATTCATATATTCCAACTGGAAATTGTTACAGCCTATTATCATTAACGAACAATATTTTAAGAGATCAATCTATTATGCATTTATTAGAAAGATTAATTCCTTATTTTTTAATTTTATATAGTAATAATATTTTATTTTATACAATAAATAAAACAAAGAAAATTAATTGTTATAAAATAGGAACAATAATAAAATATAATAAAATAAACAAAAAAAAAAAAATTTATGTTTCAAAAATTAGCTTTAAATAAATTTATTTAAATTCAAAATTTCT